TGCCGTCTTGAGTTCCAGCGAATTTCGTTTCAGTGGCCATCAGCGATTACTCCGAATTGAGCCAGTTATCCGGCACCATTAGTTTCTGGCTATTGAGCCGGTGGATCGGTTGCAGATGTTGTCCGTAAAACTCATCAATCGATTCAACTCCAAACAGGGCCAGAAGACGTTTTTGAATATCCTTCGCGTCATACTTGAACAACCGTGACAAATCGTGATCATCTAAAACAACGTCGCCGCCGATCTTTTCGAGGTGTTCATCATAAAGGATAGGTATATACCACATAGCAGGCAAGCGTAATGGGTACATCTGTTGCGTCTGCTTGTCTGCCAGCTTCTCATGAAACAAGTCCTCGCCGCGCACATGCCAGTAAGAACCCACCATATTAAAGTACAGCATCTTGATGGCCCGGCCCTCTGGATCGAAGTCAGCGGTAGGCCAGTATTTAATCACCGAATCCTGCCAGAACCGTGTATTATACAGCACCTGTAGAGCGTGTAGGTTGCCATGGCAGTCGAAATCCGCCATGTGATCGATCTCATAATCCTTGATTCCCCATCCAATCAAGTGCCTTTATGAACGACTTCTCGTACTTATCTTCGCTACGAGCATCAAACAGAACCCTCAATTTTGGCTCGAATATCCAATGGCGATCAGGCAGGAAACCTACAGCACGGTTCAAGAGATGTATACAGTGCAAAATGTACCAGAAATGCCCGATATGCGGGTGATTATGGTGAGCATTGGGGCAGAGAACGATGCTGAAAGGAAATTTGTTAATACATAAACTCCTTATAATCATCGGCAAATAGTTCTCTTACCACCGCCTCATCTTCCTCTGTATACCCCATTTGAGGTATACTAGATGGGTTAAGATTGGGTATTTCAGTGGGCAATTCTATGTGATAGCCTGACAGAATCATACGCAGATCAGTCTCGAAGCGCTCGAAGCGGCCCAGCAGCAAAACCCGCATCCGTCCATCCTTGTCGCACAGATAAGATCGCTGAGTTTCCAGATAACCTATATATTCCAGTGTTTCCAGATACTCCGAAAGGCTCATATCTCTCGAATCGGGTATCCAATATCCCGATGACTGCATGGATAATGCCCTGTCCAGTGGATCACGGACAAAAGAGAATGTCCTGAACCAGGAAGCACCAGTATTCCATTTAGAGTGCATATCGTATCGATCATGGTATTTACGCTGCCAACCGATTTTGCCGTCTTTCATCGGATGGCTCGACGGATAATCATCGTCAGTGACCTCTGTATATTGGGCAAGCAACTTGGTGATGGTAGACCCACCCGTCCTGGGAATGTGAACAAACGCGAGATTATGCTTGGGGATCAGGATCATAAGTATCCGCTGTCTTCGATCCCGCAAAGGGTGGGGGGTTTATCAGCAGGCTTATTGACTTCCATGTCCCATCCATCGTCCATGTTAAATGGTGGCCTGATCAAAACCCCCCTGAACCCAGTGTCACGGGCATATATCATTGTTCCGGCTTCTACGCCCGCTTGGCCTCCCGCGCCGGTGATTATGAATGTGTCTTTCAAATAGTTGGCCAATGTTGACCAATCTAGGCCATACTTACCATGCAGATTGATCCCGCTGAAACTCGTACATCGGCATCCCCTGTCTCTGGCTCGCTGTGTGTGATTATCGGTGAATCCCTGATCCGGCACCTTGAAATCCGCATAGACATAGCCCAGCAGCACATTTCCTGAGAAGCAGATACCAGGAATCGAGTGCTTTATCATCAGGTTGCGTACCTGCTCACGATGCGGCCTGCGCATGTCATCGCAGATTTGGCGCTGGGTAAGCGTACACCACCAGTTAAAGCCAATGCGATCTGCCCACTTACGATAGCGCTCGAACATCTGGGTATCACCAACCCACTCCCCTGAGAAGTTGCCCACACCAATGTTTAAATGGCCTTCATTCATGATCGCGTGAATCTTGGCCTCATCACGATCATCCAATTCACGGCAGGTGAGATACGGGATAGTGTCCTTGAACGTGGTGTCGGGTGGGCCTTTCTCCGCGATGTGAATCAGACCATCGGCGCGCTGGGTAATGAGGTTCACGCATACATCCATCATGTTGGGATCGCGCTGATGGGGTGGTGCATTCTCATCCCATGTGATCGAGCCGTAAACGTGCATACCACCACGCCCACCGCGTGGGATGGGTTCATCGAGTGCGGGCGCTGTGACGATACCGCCCTTGGCCAGTTCGTGTGCAGTGTCGATCATCTGTTTCAAGATCGGATGTTGATCCACCTGATCAGATTTCACATCGTAGGGAATCTGGCGGGATTTGAGCAGGGAGAGATACCTATTAATATCGTTCATGTCGGTATGGAAAAGTGTCGGCTCATTTGGCCTGAAATAGTTATACATGACTTTATTATCAGTCATAATTCCCTCACCAAAATAGCAAATCTGCATACCAAAAGTCAGCGCCTCAGTGAGAACTGTTGAGTTGACTCCTGATACGACATTGGCCTTACTGCACCATTGGTAACTGTTACCATCGTGTCGAATATGGATATTTGGATGCGCCTTGAATAATGAGTCATCACCCTCCCATATATCCATCATCTCAGGGTGCCTCGGATGTGGACGAACTACAATCGGTGCTTCAGGTGCCTCTTTACAAATCTGCTCCAACATCCATCGCTGTTTCTGCATATACGGCTGGTCAATGTTGCTGTGATACATGATCTGTGTGTCATGCTCCATTTGCAGTGGTACGAAGATGTAATCTTCAATACCAGGATCAAAACCCTCTACGTCATGGCGCTTATGAAGTTCGGCAATCCACTCATCCAAATCGGGATCAATGGGGAAGTCCGGCGCGGCTCCGACAAGAGATGAATTGGCGTTCGTTCCCATCGGATCGATATAGCAGCCATCATCCTGCGTAAGCCAGCCGTTCTCCATCCAGAAGACATTGCCGTGGTTATCGATTTGCGCCAGTTCGTGAGGTTTGTAATTGCATCCCCAGATCAGATGTACCGCATTACGATGTGCGTTGATCTGCTGAATGCCCATGTTACTGTAGGTAACGCGCACCCCATTGGGTTTGAATACCTTGAGAACACCACTGACTTTCGTTGCTTTACTGTGAACGATAAGGGTGGGAGTGTTCATACATCCACCCCCCTTATAATCATCTGGCCTGGATCACCCATGCGATGAATCTGATCTGAGAACTCCTTGAAATGATCTTGGCAGACATATTCCGAAAACGGGTTTTGTATACCGACTACGCCAAGGATACAGATGGATTCTTTGCCACAGGTCACACACGGATGCTTTAATGCCTTGCGACGAATCCATGGCCATCTGATCTTGTCGAGAAAAGTGGCCTTGAGATAGTAATACTTAATCTTCAATCGAACGATCAGGGCGGGTGTATTCCCCATCGAACTCTCCTTTGTTTTTATAGAACCTTTACTTGCAAGATAGACAAGGTAGCATCGCCACTTCCTGCCGCGTGAGCCGTAGTCACTCCTACAATAAACTCGTTATTGCCAAGTTTGTCATACACGTTGGCATTGTAATCGGGTGTGGTGAAATTATTGGTGCCATCCTCGGCATCCGCTGCGTTGGTAGTTAGAGTTTGAGTGATCGCTTCATCCTGACTGCGCAGTAACTCCCATGGATTATTTTCATTGAGTCGGCCAAAGACTTTGACAATTCCATCGGTGATAGTACCGATGCCATCATCATATCTCATGCGGAAAATAAGCAGCGTGCCACCGGGGATGACCACGATGTTCTTATTCGCGTCAGTGATATGAGAACCGGGGTTGGTGATAGTACCGCTGTTGTCCTGAGTTTCCAGCGCGCCAGTACCATAGAAGGTAAACCATCCGGCATCTGCGCCCACAGAAAGCATACTGTTGCCAGGATTGTTACTACTTAATTTTCCCAGTGGTTTAAGTTGGGTTGTTGATGCAAGTACCATGATTATTTCTCCTGCCCGTAGTCATTAAGGGCCATTTTCTGTTCGTTGACAAATCCATTAGCGTCCAATTCTTTACACATTGTCTTTAGTATATGCAAGACAACTGCTCTTGCTCCCTCTTTGAACTCGGTTCTTCCACAGTGGCCGGGTACAAAACAGTCCTCAAATATATGAAACTGTAACATCATATTACGAAGGACACGTTGCCCTTCGTCAGAAGAAAATACCTTCTGATAGTCTAATACGCACAATTCATCCTTCGTTAATTTATGCTGCTCAACCATCAGATCGCTTCCGCCTGTGCTACATCCTTAACCGCAGATGCCGCGTCCTTGGCCGCAGATGCGCCCTCAACAAGTTGTTGTTGCTGCTGCTTCTGGGAGATAATCTCGTTGTACTCTTCGGATGTGCGTATGTTGTTCGGGTCCATATTATTGAAGATCGCCAAGGCACGAATGATTTCAGGCACCTTGAATACCTGCGCCGCAGACGGATCAGCGGATAGCAGTGGTGTGGCCTGATTGAACGTGCGTAGGATATTGTTCGATTCTGACGATTGCTGAGCAATGGCCAATGACCCGAAATACTCGATGGTGAGTCCTGAATCCAGTATTTCCTGTGGTGCCGGAGGTAATCGTTCGTGCTTCATCTCGTAAAAGAAGGTGTCCTCAATGGTGGGTGACAACCACTCGGCAGTCATGCGCGCAAGAATCGGTGCCATCATGGTCATCTTCTGCTGTGTGCGTTCAAGTATCTCGGTCGCCGTCATACGATCACGTTCAGGTAACTGGAAGATGTCCTGAAAATATCCCTCACGGATATTCTGTCGCTCGGATTCGAGTATCTCATGACCAAGACGAACATCGCCACTTTGTAGGGGTGTGATCGGATCGCGATTGCCACCACCAAATGAAGATTGGTAGTAGATAATCGAGTTGGGGATGGTACTGATCGGGCCTTCGGTGCTGTTAGCAGCCACCAATAATGGAGGTGATACCGCTTTCTCGCCCGCTTGCAGCACAGTTTTCTTAATGACGTTGATACCGCGAATTGAGGGAAGCATGCGCATGGACGGGCCTCGTCCATAAACCTCTTGGGCGGCTTTCTCCCATCGCGGCGTTTTATAGGGATTGCGATCAAAGCCGCTGACATGAAGTTCGTGGGCCTGATCCTTCTCGATATATATTGACGCCCATGGTTTATTGGGGCCGTCTGATCTCTTGGGATCAATTTCTTCCCGCTTGTAGACATAGTGCAGGATTTGCACACCCTCGGACGCCATCTTGTGGGCATCGGCCTCATTGATACGGATGCGCGTGCGATCTGAAAGTTTCCAACCGGACTTCTCAGCGTGAGCTTTAAGCTCATGGAGTTTAAGTTCAAACTTGCGATAGACCTGATTGACCACCTGGTCTTCATTCTCCACAAGGAAGCATTCGGACAGCGGGCGATTGATAAACCGTGTGTGGCTGGTACTGTCCAGTACCATGAAGATGCTGGTATGGAATGTCGTTAGATCAACCAGTAATTGATGGGCTGACATGGCAAAGCCACTGGACGGCGAGTTGAAGATATTAAACAGATGATCGGTAGAGAACTTGAGCCACGACTGAACGTGTGGCAGATCGTTGATAGCCGCGTTTCGCGTGCGCAGGCCAAACCACTTGATGGCCGGATTGATAGCAGTTGAGAAGATACTACTGGCGAGCCTGTCAGCCGCCTTACCTGCGGTATCATCAAAGATGCGAATGTTATTCTTAGTACCCGGTGCGTTGGTTCGAGTGAACTCGATATACGGAACGATCATATCCGCGATATCCTGCCACTGAATCTCAAAGTTACCGCGCTCGGATTCCACCTGGGTGAACATCGCTACGATGCTTTTAGGTTTAAGATCGGGCATGGACGATTTCCTTACCGCATGAGGGGCATACCAGATGCTTTATCTGGTAATGAGAGAGTCCTATTTCGAGTGTGAAGTGGACAAAACACCCGCTGCATGAGATGTCAATATGGCAGTTCTCGCCTTCCTTAAGGATGGGTAGGTCATCGATCATGATGCCCGTGTCCTTGAGTTTTTCCATTACATCGTTGGCCATTTTAAGAACCTAAAAGGGTTTTCTTACTCACCTCTTGGGCAATCCCCTGAAGAGGCCCCTTGGGTTTATATATTTTTTTAACATGCCTCATCAGCCGCCAGCCTAAAGGACCACGCGACACGGGAGTTTTTCTTTCATGCCTCATCAGCCGCCAGCCTAAAGGACCACGCGGCTTAACGGGAGTTTTTCTTTCAGGAGTTCTAAACATAAACGACATCATTCATCCTTTTCCGATTAAGAACCTAAGAGGGTTTTCTTACTGATTTTGCCTTCTTCTGCGATGGACGCTCCAAGAATGGTACTTGCCCGTCCTCTGGCCAATGTCCGACGTTTACGTTCGGCAGCAGCCTTGGCCCTGACTTCAAAATCACTTATACGAGGTACTCGGCGTTTTTGTTTTTTAAAACCAAATAGCTTTGCAATAAATGACATCACATCGCCCTTTCAAATTGCTTGAATGGATTATAAGTCCCTGTGGCCATCGTTTGTTTCGTAAAGTTCATTTGAGCATCCGATTGTGCATACCTGATCATCATAACCGCATAATGGCTTGCGGCAATCACATCGTCATTCACCTTATTAATCACGCTGCCGATGCCCTGCTGCTTACGGTGATACATACCCTTTTGTCGAAACCAGTTGGTCATGGATGGAAACACCTTCAATCGTCCGGTGTGCATACGTTCGAGCATCTCACTGACAATGGCCTCGGTAGACTGTCCACCGCCCTTGTCATCATTGAGCCGGGCGCTGACATGGAGCATATTAAGCTCGTTCTCCTGATACTGTTCTGCCAATGGTCTGCCACTTCCCTTATCCCTGATGGCACCGTCATGGGGCCATGTGACGGGGATTTTCCTGCCTCTTGATCTGATGGCAGCGGCGTGAATTGGCGGGGTTTGTCCCGATTCCATGTACTCGCTGTAGAGATAGATGATGTCGGTATCACCATCATAAGCGGCCCAGACAGCGGCAAACGGGTGATCGATACCAAAGTCGATGCCCACGATCTTACGGAAATGGTTGGGTATCTCAAAGGGTTCGCAGACGATGCTGTCATCAGCAATGGCGTAAACCAGTCCCTCGCCCATCATGGGGATTCCGCGTGCGCGGGTGTCGCGCTCGTGGATGGGCCAGCGTTGAAGGTACTTCTCTTTCATTTCCGCTGTCATGTGCGGAGCGTCATCGAGAGAGGCGATGACATGGTAGCAGCCGGATATCTTGCCCTCAAGGAAGTGGCGCACCATATCGGTCATACCAAACAGGGGTGTTCGGGTAAACAGGATATGTCCATGGCGAACAATCAGCCTGGTTTGAATCTCCGGCCAGAGTTTGGGGTCTTCTGGTTCCTCATCGAGCCACGCCAGATCGAACTGCACACCCTGGAACTTGGTCGGCCCCTGCTCATAACTCTTGAACATCAATGTACTTACGCCACCAGAGACATGACGTATCTCGGCCATATCCACGACGTTTGGTACACCGCACTGGCGGAATGTCACCTTTTTGATCATATCTCGGGGTATCCAACCAGTACCGTCAGGCTCTCTGTCCTCAGTGATCTTACCCAAAAGCTGTCTTTGGTTGATATTACGGCATTCCTCGTTGGTGGTACCGCAGACGAGGACTTCGATATGGTTGGCGAATCGCTTGCCCTGCCACCAGCTTGGATATTTGCCGATAGCCTGAATCGCCACTTCAGCGGCAGCAGAGCGGCTTTTGCCGCTTTGATTCGCGGCACAGATCATCCTCTGATCGTGATCGATTCCTGCGTTGTGCCAGTCCACCTGCCATTGATAGGGTCCACCACCGATGATCTCACCGGACTCTGATCTTAGGACATGACCCTCTTCATAGGTTTTGCAGTATTCCCTGTCGAGCCGCGATTCCTGGGCCGTTTGGTGATATTTCTTTAGAATCTCAGCAAACTCATCTCGCGTATAGATTTGTGTTTTTGGCGTCTCTACCTTCTTTTTTTGCTTGCGTTTCTTGGGTTTCTTCTTTCGATGGACAACCTTGGGTTTTTCCTTGTAGGCGGCCATCTCGGACATTTTGGCCGGATCGGGCATATAACGAGAATGGGGCTTGACATTTTCCATGGGTATTGTCATGATAGTAATCGCATTATAAGGTTATATCAATGACAGATAAACTAACAACTTCATTCGCGAACAGGTCTTTGCCGACCTGCCTTGATGTAGAACACCGTTGGAGTCATTGCCAGCGGTGTTCTTTTTATTGCCTTGACCTCGCCGCATCGTGAAATCAAGCTCACGGTGCGGTTTTTAATATAAGTCTCTGATGATTGAACTAGATACGACACTCAAAGGATTGGATACGGACTCGGAGATATTAACCTGCCTGTCGCTTACCCCGGTATCTCTTGAGGCGCTGGCTGATGACTTCCTGATGGACGCACAGAGCGATGTACGCATAGTCCTGCGACGATTGAACAAGCGTTTCAAGGGCGCAATTGTCACGGGGCGCGTCAAGGGACGCAAAGGCAATTATGTATGGATCAAGTCCGGTCATTTCAATCGCGTAGCCGATGCCGGTACAAAATACTTCAATCGGATGGGATATTGATATGAACTCTGAGATGGAATCAACGTCAGATTACACTACACTGCCACCCTGTAAGCGTATGGGTGATTATATTAAGTTAAAATCCTATACCGCAACGATATTGGCGGATTATCAATACAACCTCGACACACAAAGCTATATGCCGTACTTGACACACATATCCGATTACGGGAGAACGGAATCTTTCCGGTTTGATCACACAGAGCATCTCAACGATGATGGCACCATCACCCGCCAGTGCGAACTGGCCATTGAGTGTGCGCTGGGTAAGTTGCTTGAGACTGTGAAGGGACTCGCATAATGGCATTACATCATCACCCACGCCCGCGTAAGCCCAAAGTGAAGGTCAAAAAGCCCAAGGACAAAGTGAAGGTAAAGAAATAAGCGATGGCCATCATCAAATCATCACAGGCCCAGCGACAGAGAGATAAGCGTAATCGCAAGCGCCGACGCAAGTCCAGTAAAGCGGCCCGTGTACTGATCGGTCAGAAGAAGCAAAATAAAAACAAAGGATCGGTAGAGATCATTACATAGCCCTTATTGGCAGCCCCCGTCATGGGGTCAGTGGCGCAATACGCAATAGGATGCGTGTCACATTGGCGAGCTTCGTGGATCAGCTTCGTTATCCACACCAAAGCCCCGAACTCATGATCAGATGGTCTTGAGAGGCAAGGCGATTAGAATGAAAGTGTGCTTGCCCGTACACTGCCCATATACACCCGTGGGTGCAGGAGAGAGTGATTCCCACCTGCCGCCACCAAAAGTCTGAAAGAAATCACTGTGAAGGGTGAAAGGTATGCGCACATATCACTAACAAAGGAGTACACCCATGCCCCATAGCAACAATGTCCATTACTGCCACGGTAGGTTCTACGAACTAGCCGTTGACTTATTCATGGATAAGGATAAAAAGTGGTCTGAATTAACCTCCGTTGAGATTACTGGAGCGATGCAAACTGCCATGATGCATTTTAATGCCAGTATGATGAAAATAGCTGACAATGATCCAACATGCGAAGATGACTTACACAATGAACTTATCGAAAGACTTGGCCATCCCCAAAGGAGAACCACACAATGACTCAATACACCTGCTCGCAATGTCGCCACTTCCATAACGAATGCAGACTCTACCCTCCGCAAACCGTTACAGTGCCTGGTAAGATCCGCGCCAATAAAACCATATCCAAAGCAACCACCACACTGCACTATCCCAAGGTCAATAGCAAAACTCCCGTCTGTGGCCAGTTTGCCAAGGTGGTTATACGGAGTATCGCGTAAACAAAGGAGATTATCGTGACAATAGAACATCAACACATATTCAAATGCAGGCCAGGACTACAAGAGATAGCCGTCAGAAGATTGCCCGGTGGAATGGGTAATCTTGGGGAAGCTACTATTTATATTAAAGAAATATCACTCACGGATGATGATGAAATAACACAGTTCTTCGAAGCACTTAATGACGCTGTACAAGTAATGAAACAAATAAATGCCGACCTTGAGGTAGAGTAGGTTTTTAGACTGAAATATGTATCGGAGTAAATAAAGAAGGCAACCATGTACATCAATGAAACAACTTACATAAGGCTAAGTCAAGCAGCATACAAATTAGGGCTGCCACCGAGCTATCTAAAAAAACAGGTGGAGGAAAAAACGATATCTCATATCAAGTCAGGAAGAACCATCTATGTAAGTCTCGATGTGATTAAGCCTGAATTGGAAACACTAGCTAAAAATCAGATTGAAAATGGGGCTTAAATATGTATCGGGTATATAACAACAACAACAAGATCCCAATTGGGGGACCCCCCCCCCTTCGATTATCACAATACAAATTATCATCGGT